TATGAAGGGTGTTTAAAATCTTTAATTCCTGCTCTACCAAAAATGGGTTTAATTAAACATATTCGGGGATCAGAAGAAAATTGATTTGGGTAATAATTAACATAATTATTAGCTACTTCCCTATATATACCTAAAATAGGAGCTATTTTATTATTATCATTATCAATTTGTGGGATTAAAAAAGTATTTATTTGATCTAATAATTCTTGAAAAGTAACAAAATAACTATATTCAATTTTAATTTTATTTTTTAAAGACAAATTTTTATCTTGTTCTACAATATTTCTTAAATTAAAATAATTATTACTATTTTCCCATAATTTATCATCTCCTATACAATTAAATAACCAAGCACTTATAATATCATTTTCAGCAGAGGTAACAATGGGGGAATCTTTTAAATCTTTTAATTTAGCCTTGTCACCAACTGTAAGTTTTTCTTTGTTTTGTTTAATTTTATTAACATTATATGAAGGTAAGGGATCATTAACTGATAGAGATTCTATTACATCTCCTAAGGTAATTAAATCTAATGTTATATTATAACTACCATCATCTTCAAATGACCAGTTAAAGTTAGACACTTTACCAAAAAAGCCATCATAATTACCTAAATAAAATTCACGTTTTTTTCTTATTTCATTTAGCATTTCTAATTGGGTATATGATGTATCTTTAAACCATACTTCTTCAATTAGAGTATTGCCTGTTTTTTCTATAGTATTTTCAGAAGTAAGATATTTGTTATTACCCCATTCTAACATCATAGTAAAACCTAATCTTAAATAAAGTAATTCAATAACTTCAAATTGAAAACGGTTAAAACATTTAATAGTAACTTGGGCTTTTCGTATAGATCCTCTATTTAAAGTTTTTATATTAGCATCTATTATACCAGGCATAGGTTGTAATCCAAAATTACTACCTCCTAAGCCATAAGCTGAAGTGCTATCCCATAAATTATCTCCTGTTTTTTTAGTTTTAGTTACCCCTTCTCTAAAATTATATTCTCCTTTATTATCTAATGAAGATAAACCATTAAATAATATGGCATTTTTGGCTAAATTATAACCCCTATATTTTTCAGCATCTGAATTGCCTATAATTTTACCTAATCTTTCAATCCCGTATCCATCTTCAACACTAACTGAAGATGCTAATTTTATAAAGGCATTATTATTATTTAAATATTGGAGTACTTCAGGGCTTCTATTAGAGTTTAGCCCCGAGCCTTGAGCAGATTGTCTATAACCTATTTGGTCAAAGACGTAGTTTTCAAATTCTTCTCCTACTATATTTCCTGTCATAACTAAATCCTATTTAGAGCATCAAATTGAGCAATCACCCCAGCTATATTTTGAGGGATTCTAATTTGTTGTCCTTCAGGAATATAGTAAGAATTTTGGGGGAGGGCACTGTTAGCTGATGAAATTACCCACCATAAAGAAGAATCCTTATAATATTGTTGAGCTAATATATCAAATCTATCACCTTGGGTAGTATAAACATAGATATCATCAAAAGATAACGGGATAGTAGGGTACTTAGTTGTACCATAAAATCTTTTACCTTTTTGGTTAGAATATATTCTTGTATTTTGATATCTATTCATTATGCAATACCATTTGTTTCTTGGGGTAGGTATAGACTAGCATCTATATCTCCTTCTCTATTTGTAATAGTTGCTCTATCAATACTAGAATTTATATAATTATCAGCACCATTTACAAGTTTACCATCTGCTGTTCCATAATTATTATTTCCACCTTCACCAAATTTATCACCCGGGGCTCCGTTGCTTAAAGCAATATATCTTTCCTTACCAAAAGAACTAATATATTTACCACCTCCAGCAGATATACCATCATAATTATTTTGTTGAAGTTGGGGAGTAAATGTATGTATTGGAATAAATCGAACATTGGTTACTCTTATAATATGGGGTAATTCTTTAACATCTTTATCTTCTTTACCACTTACTGGGATAGCTATTTCCCAGGGTGATTCTTGTGGTACATCTAATGTCATTGAGGTAATAATACCGGGTTGTTCATATAGATAACCACCTAAAGTGAGTGATACTAAATTACCACCCATATAACCAACATCTGAATAATAAGGGGTTAGGGATGAAGCTAAATAATTTAGCTTTTGGTGCATGGGGATTAGTTCTTGTTTTGATTGAGCAGCTACAGTCCAAGATAAATTTATAGTTCGGGTAAACCCATTGTATCTATAAAAATCTTCTCCTCTACCCATAAACTTTTCAGTATTCCATTCTGCTGTATAAGAGTCAGAAAAACTATCTATAAATGCTCTAAAATGGATAAATGTTTTTTTATTAGGTTCTCCACTATCTATTACTCCAATTCTAAATTTAACTAAATCATTTCCTTTATCTTTTCCTAAGTGGTATTCACCTCGATATAATGATAAAGCATTTATTTTATCTAATGCTTCTCCTAAACCAACTTGGTAATTTTCTCTTTTAATTCCTCGCTTTCCAGGATTACCTAAACGAACTCTTTGTTCAATTCTATTTTCAGGTCTAGAGTAGTTTAGGGTTTTAACTTTACTACCACCTGGTTCTTGTCTAAAGTCAATTATGTTAGTATTACCTACTCCTGGAATTGAAGTTTCGGTGGATATAAATTGTAAAGATGTATAACCTCTATTTATATTAGTGTTTTCGTATCTTCTAATACGGGTTTTACCTATGCCATTAATAGAACCTGGCCCACCTGAATATTCTAATAATATGTTATCATTTGGGGATTTTAACTTACTATCAGTTAAAGTAAGTAATTTACTTTCTCCAGGACTTGAGTCATTGGGGTTCAAAAGTGGGATGAGGCTTTTATAAGTAGGTTGACCTAAAGGATCAAATTCAGATATAGCCCTAACAATTCTATTATTAGAATTACTTCCTATATTAGCAAGGGGATTAATTCCTTGTTTGTTAGCGTGTAAACCTAAAAAACCTCCTCCTGTTTGTACAATAGTAGAGGTAGGTAAATATGCACCAGCATTTAAAGGTTGCCCAATTCCATCAACTGCTACCGCAGTACGTGATAATACGTTTTGTTTTGCGGTAAATAAGGGACCATTAGGGGATTTCAAATCAAATAACATTTGTGTCATTCGAGATACATCATTTCCTACTCGTCTTGGTACTAGTGTACCTCCACGTAGTAGAAAATCAGGCCCGCCTGTTCTCCCTACTTCGGATTCACCTTCGGGTATTTCCCTTTGTATATAAGGTTGATTGCTAGAACCCCCAAAAGGTCTATCTTTTCCGTATCGTAGGGATTTTAGATTTGTTTTTAAATCAAGAATCCCCATATGTTATGTTTTTATCCTTGGGTTCTAGTTTGAGCTTTGCCTGTTAGATCTATTGCTTTTTCAGTATCTAGTACATAATCTTGGTATCTACCTTTTCCAAAGGTATCATTTAGAATAACAGTATCAGCATCTTTTAAAGCAGTTTTAGGAAGTGTTCCTAACAATGAAGTTACTGTACCTTTGTAAGCATTTGGGTCTGTTAATTTTGCTTTTAGTGACATAATATAAAATTTAATCGATTAATTTATTATAAATATTGAATTATTGAACTTGGTATAGTCCAACTGGAGATATTTCGGGTTTTTTATCATTTTGTTTAACTAACATTTTAAGTAATTGGTTAGTTTCACTCATATCAGTTTTACCTCCTAAGTTAGTGCCTGCTACTACTGAATCATTGTTATTTAGGGCAATAGTATCTTTGCCTTTTTTAACTATGGTTTCACCATAGCCCGCGGGGATAATAGCATCATCAGCTGTGGATAAGGTACTGATTCCCCCAACTATTGCTCCAATAGCAGTTCCTATACCAGGGGTAATTGCTGTACCTGCTGCTGCTCCTGCTAATACTCCTTTTAAGGGACCTAATTTTTCAACAATCATTCCAATAAATGAAGCTATACTACTTACTATATCTAATATAGGCATAAAAGCAGTTGCTACATCAACTACAACAGCTTGTAGTTTTTCCATTGTAGCATTAAATTTATCTTGAGCAGTTTGTGCATCTAAAGCTCTAACTGCTTCTTCTTGTCCTGTAGCTGCTAATTCAGCTCTAACTTGTTCCGCTCCTTTTAATTGTAATTCTTGTTGGTATAAAGTATCGGCTAATTCATCTTTGCTCATACCTAATGCTTGAGCTAAAGCATTTTGTTGGATAACATTCATTGCTGAAAATTCAGCAAATGTTCCAGCTTGTTTTTGTAATTCTTGGGCTAATGTTACTTGATCACCTGCTAAAGCAGCTGCTCTAGCTCGTTCAAGATTTATATTTCTCCCTAATAAAAGTTCTGCTTGTAACTCAGCTTCAATTGATTGTTCAAATTTAAGCAAACTTTCAGCAGTATTAGCTACTGTTTCTAAACTAGCACCAAATTCTTGGGCTTTTTGAATTGCTTTAGCTATTTCAATAGGATTAGAACCTAAATTAGCTCTAACAGTACCTGTTGTTTTAGCTATTTCTGAAAATAATTTTTCGGCTGTAATTTGTACTCCTGTTTGTTTGGCTAATTCTAATGAAGTACCTACTGTATTTTCGTATAATTCTTCAGCATTAGCTCCTTGTATTTCAGTTAAACCTGCTAGCGCATTTGCAGATTCAACTGCTAATCCTACTTGCTCAGTTAATCTAGTTGTATTTACTAATGTTTCATCTGAAAATCTAGCAACAAATCCAAATTGATCATTGATACTAGACATAGTACCTAATAGCTTAGTAGCAGTAATATTAATATTACCTGTACTATCTGCCACTGCTGCCATATCTTGTCTAAGATCTACAGCTTGCTCACTAGTAAGCAAAAATGATTTTTGAAGTTTAACAGTTTCAGCATTAGCTTGTAACAAGCCTTTTATAAAAGCAGTTACTAAAGCTAGTGGACCTAGTGCTTTAGTTAAATTAGCCCCTAATACTGAAATATATTTTCCTGCAACATTAAATTTATTAGCACCTTCTCCTGTGATTAAAGCAAAAGCTTCTGCTTGTTTTTTAGCTTCTCCAAATCCTAATTTATCTGCAAGGCCCCCGGCACCAAAATTTTTTAAAAGCCCTTCAATTCCACCTCCTATAGCTCCCGTAAGACCGAGTTTATCTTGAGCATCCTTAATATCATTAAAAGCCGTTTCTTGTGCCCCTAAAGTATCTAATTGGTCCGCATATAGTTTTAATAAATAAGCATTATTTTCATTTAAACTTTCTCCTTTAGTCTCAATAAAATCAAGTATTGCTTTCCTTTGGTCATCAATTTTTAACCCTGATATTTTCTTTTTTAATTCTTCATCAGCAATTTGATCTATTTCTCCCATTATTTGGGCAGAAGCAGTTTGCCCTTGGTTTATTTTTTTCTGGAGATCATTTAATGTTTTCTCTCCATTTATTACTTGTCTTAAAGATGTATTGATATCAGCAGTAGCATTAGATACTCCTCTAAATGCTCTAGAAACAGCGGTAGCTTGGGTGCTACTTTCAAATACCGCTTTGGCTGATTTTAAAGCTTCATCTGTAAAACTACGTTGTAGAAATAAAATTTCATCTAATTCTTGGCGTAATCTTTGGGCATTATTTAATTGTTCTTCGCTTGCCATTCAATATAAGTATATGTTATAAATATGATTATTTATAACTTGTCTTACCTTTATAATCTTTAGATGCTTGTAAGAATTCAGGGGTATTTATTGTGCCATCAGGGTTAATTAGATTCTTTTGGTTAGAATCTTTACCTTGATTTTGGATAGCTTCATTTTGTTTTTCGTGATATTTTTTTATCTCGTTAAAAGTAAATTTACGAAGCCATAAAGGCATATTATATACGGTATCCCAGTCATATCCACCTTGACCATGAAATACTATTTCGTGTATTTGTTTAAATACACCTGCTCTAAATTGTGGTGCTATTTTAGATGTCAGGCCAAAAAAAGCTAAGCCCAATTGGGATATCGACTCGTCTATCACGCCCTTGGGGAAAAAAAGTCAGATCTACATCTGGTCCTATTTGTTTAATTCTTTCTCTTAGTGCTCTGGAATCTTGAGCTAAGAGGTAGTTATCAACAAATTCTCGAATTTTAGCTTTATCCTCCTCTCCGTTTATTGAAGTAATTTGATATTTTAATCTAGTAGTAACTACGGGTGAATTATTTTTTCCTAATTTAGTTAGTCCTTTTAATTCTTGTTCAATTTTTCTTTCATCACCATGTGTTAATAACTTAAAGGTTATTGTATTATCTGATTGTGGTAAAGTAAAAGAAAATTCATTTGAAGATGACTTAGTAATTTCTTCGTGTAAAGGTAAAGGTTCAATTTTAGATAAATCTACTATTTCTTCTTCTCCAGCATATGTAAATTTATAATCTTTACCATACCCTAAGACACGAGCTGCTATCATTATAGCATTTTTATCACCAATTAATAAATCGTTATAATCAAATTTAGTAACAATTAAAGATTGTAATAGTTTATCTAATACTACTCCATCTCTAATATAAGATTGATTAGTTAAAATATCCTCTTCTTTAGCTGTCATGTATTTCATTTCAATTTTACCTTCAGCTAGAGGATGGCCTTCAGGATATAGTTTTCCTTGGGAGGGTAATTCAACAATTTCAGTTGGAAGCTTAAAATCAGCCATAATCTTTATTTATAATAACTTTTGTTCGATAATAAATATGAAGATAAGAAAAGGCTTGCACTAAGGCAAGCCATTTTCAGGGAATATATGTGGAGGGAAAGTTTTTTAGAAATTTAATACACAATAATCTGGTTGTACTTGCATTGTGATTTGTTGGGCTGAATTTTCAGTATCCCAGTTATACTCACCAAATGTAGCACTAGTAATAAGAGCACCTTTTACAACCCATTCAGATACGATATCTCCTACAGGCCCTAACACATTAAATGTTAAATCCTTTTTGTAGAAATCAGAATAACCATCTCTACCGGTTACTGATTCATGGTGTAAACGAACCCATTCCATTACTGCTTGAGCTCCAGATGGAGTAATAGGATCAAACAAAGTAAAATCAATTGTTCCCCAAGTTGTTTTACCTTTTACATAACGTTGAACGTTAATATGATTCAAACGTACTGTCCCTTGAGTAACGGATACAGCACTCATTCCTTTTACAATGTAAGATGGAAAACCATCGATATACATTACAAATCTATTTTGCTGTTTTGGCTCAAAAGCTGTGTAAAAAATTTCGTTGCTATCTAATACTGCCATTTTATGTTCTGTTTATTATAAATATTCTATTTTTTATCTTTTATGCTGGGAATGTAGCTCCAGTTGGTAATACATTAAAATCTAATAGAATAAATTCAGCTGTTTTAGTTGGTTGTAAGTAAATTTGACCAACAAGCTCATTTCTATCTACTACATCAGCAGTATTGTTTGTTTCATCCATTACTACTTTAAAAGCATACAATCCTTGACGTTGTTGGATACCTTCTAAGTATGGATTTACTTGAGTTAAGAAACTATTACGGGTTGCGATTGAGTTTTGTTCAAACACTAGGTTATCAGCAACTTGTGAAATATAGTTTTTCAGTTCAATTAATAGTCTACGAACATTTACTCTATCAAGAGCACTTGCACGTTTTTGTAATGTTTTCTGACCGAATACTACAACTCCAGTTCCTGGGAATGTAGCAATTGGGTTAACATTAGCAGCATATAATGTGTCTCTGTTTCCAGAGGTTAATTTTCTTTCAGCTTTAATTACATTACCTAAAGCACCTCTAGTTAGACCAGCAGGAGCAAACCAAGCATCACTTGAAGCATCTGTAAAGGCATATACTCCAGGGATCATAGTTGAAGCAGGTACCCATACTGTTTGTCCAGTTGTATTTAGAGTTTGTAACCATGGCCAGTAAGAAGCAGCATAACTACTATCAAATGCAGCAGCATTAGTAGTAATGGTTCCTATATTGGTATTATACCCATCTAAATCAATTACTGCAATAGCATCTTGGCGTGATTCTACTGTAGATACTAATAAATTAACTGCAGTACCATGGTCACTATAATTCAGCCCAGGTGCAGTAATTAAATTATATCTATATTCGTCTTTATTGCTTAATAGATTGATTGATTCAGTGTAATTTAACTGATCTAGACCTTGAATATTACCAGAAGATATAGAATCATTAAATTTAGCTTCTTGACCATCAAATAAAGTACCTGTAGCACTACCAAATGATCCTGAACCATCTACTGGGAGAGAAGCAGTGTATGCATCTTTAGCTGTACCATTATTATCGAAATAATCTGGGGTTGGGTAATTTACAGCACTTACTCTAATATATTTACTTTTATTAGTATAAGTACCACTAGATTTTACATAGTAATCTGTACCATCTTGAGATACAGTGTAGGAGGTATCTCCAATTACTTTAGAAATATAATTTGAAGCTTTGGGGTCTAGTGATAAACCTTGCCATGTCTCTAATACATTCTTTTGTTTAGAGCTATCATCTCCTCTACGGATTATAAGGCTAAATGTTCCTGAACTTGTATTGGCTCCTTGAATTTCCCAACGAATGTTATCTTTAGTACCATTAGTTAGGGTGTTGTTACTTCCTTCACTCCCTGAGCTGTTTGCAATAACCCCTTCTGATAGGGTGGTTAATGCAAATGAAGCGGTACCAGCACCATAATCATTGGTGATTGTAGTACTTGTAGCACCTGTAAAGCTACCACTTTGAACACGAGTAACTAATAATGAAGTTCCTCCCTGAGAAAAGTAGTTATTAGCTGAGGTTTGGGTTAAATATTCGTATTGTTGAGAACCACTAGTAACATCATTTCCAAAGATTG